CTGGGTTGTATATAATTACCGTTCCAATATCGGTAGTATCCTTCAATAAAGAAATCTTTTTAGATTCTATGCGAACATCATTTAATTCTAAAAATTCTAAAGTTTTATCTAATATAGTAATATTATTTACTGCATTTGCTGTTCCAGCAGATTTGTTAATCTTTAACTCACCAAGTTCAGTTAAAGTCAGTAAAGTATCTGGAGTGCCAGATTGATTGCCAAAAGAAAACTGTATTGTATCTAGCGAATTTTCTAGAATTAAATTATTTGTATTGTATGCATAAACTTCCAATCCACTCAAAGATAACTTTGCTTCTAAATTAATAGTCTCTGCTTTTAGAGTCAGATTACCAAATATACTACTTACATAAGTAAGTTCAGCAGTTCCATCTATTATAGAACCTGTGGTATGTGTTGGTGGTGTTGTGCCTACAGTTCCTGCTAATGTTACTTCATATAAATTGTCCTGATAATAAACTTCTTCACCTAAGTTATATGCTGTAGAGGATTCCCATTCGGAACGATTCTGTGTATCTCTCGATGCAATAGTTGTCGCTGTTACTAAAGAAAGCTCAGTAGTTGTTAGACGAACATTATTTACATTATCAGTAAAGAAGTATAATGTATTATCATTTGCTCCTACTTCTTTTTCTGCAAGAATATAGGTATTTCCATCAACGTCTCTAACTCCACCAAGGGAAATAAAGTTTGTTCCATTAGAACCTTCATATTGAGCAGTTTGTGAATTATAACGTATAATTCCGAGAGTTCCAGCTGATGGTCTATTGGTTGATGTTCCTACTGGAACTTTTATACCACCAGTTCCAGAGATTGATAGCAACTTTGATGAAGAACCTGGAGAAATATTAATATCTTCATTTTGAATAGAAGAAATTGTAGATCCATCTATAGATAGTTTATTATCTACCAAAATTCCAGATCCAATCGTTGAGATTGACTGAGTTTGAATATTTCCAGTTTCATTATTAATAATGATACTTGTTGTGGTGTCAGTAGAAACTATTGTATATTCTGCTTCTGTTGTAAAAGAACCTTGAAGAGAAGGGAATGTTAAAACATCGCCAGCAATATATCCTTCACCTGGATTTATAATTATTACCTTTGATAAGGATCCTATTTTCTTGATTGTAAATGATGCTACTATAGATGGCGCTACCGACGTAACTGGATTTCCCCCAACAATTGCTTGTAAATTGGTATAATTGAAAGATATACTATCTCCAACTTGGTATCCAACACCATCATCAATAACAACAAACTCAACCACAGATCCATTTTCTATGGTAATATCTGCCAACGCTCCAGATCCAGATCCTCCAGTTAAAGGAACTGATGTGTAAGTTGCGTCGGTATATCCAGCACCTACTTCCGAAGATAGTGTGGCAATATCGAAAGTAAGATCCGATGCTGGAGTTAAAGCTCCAGGGGAAAGAACTCCTCCACTTACAGTAATAGTTTCTCCAACAATATATCCTTCTCCACCTTCTGTTACAGCAACAGTAGCATCACCAGAACCGTCTATAGTAATCTCGAATATAGCTCCAGTTCCAACACCACTTGTTTCGTAATTATCACTTGTTACTGTATATGTTCCAGCAATTCTATTGGCATCTGCTGCAGAAATATTATTTGTTGTTAGAATTTCTCCTATTGGACAATAGAAAGAAATAATTAAACTGGCAGTTAACCCATTTCCAGTTCCACCAGATGCAGCTGCACCAGTAAAAGATCCAGGATCATAACCTTGTCCAGGTTCCGTAATTTTTGATTCTAAAATCTCCAAGAAATCAAAGTTGACATCACGCAAAAATGTTACATTAGTATCTTCAAATTTCGCAATTTCTCCACTAATACTATTAACAGAAATACTGGTATCGCTAGTATTTGAAGAAAATCCTATTCTATCATTACCAGAAAAAGTATAAACGGGACTAACTACACTACCAGTGGAAGGAGCTATATATTTACCGTTAGAAACAACTATACTACCAGCAACTTGTAATTTATCTACTCCAGATGGAACAATTCCAATACCAACCACAGAATCTTCATCTGTGGCAATAACAACATCATTATTGTTTGAAAGTGTTCCAGAAATTTGTAAATCGTATGTTAATGGGGTTACCTGAGGATCAATATTAACAGATACTTTATTATTTACTGAGTCAACGTAAAGAGTTGAACCAAGTGCGGCATCTGCAAGGAATGACAAATCTTCATCTACTGTCAAAGATCCTGCAATAAAAGTATTTCCAGTGGAAGAATTTACAGTAAATTTGTTGGAACCTACCGATAAATTGCCTAAGAATGACTGAGATCCTCCAACAGAAAGATTTCCAATCAAACTTAATGAAGAAGCGTTAGTTGTTCCCAGAACAGCACTTCCATCTTTATTGAGAACAATATTTGATTGGGTATTTACCTGACCAACAGTAACAATTAAACCATCTCCAGATACTGTTGCTTCTCCGCTGATAGTTATAACTCCTTCTCTATTATCAAATCCACCTTCATCAATATGCTCGTTTGCTGGATTTCCGAAACCATTACTGCAGTAATAATATAAAGTAGTCGGTGTATCATCATTTGGGATAATTGATACATCAACAGAAGTGTATTCATAATTTACTTCATCTCCCTCATATGGATCTCCATAATCAGCTTGAGCACCCTGACCGCTTAATAAAGTATGGATGCCATCTGGGGTTGTGCTAAATCTGATTGGGTGTGAAATATTTGAAGAATTTGCTTGGTTGAAAATATATCTCTTATTTTTTTGGAAAGTAAAGTTTTTTATATTTTCATATGGTCCTGCTTGATTTAGTGAGAAGTAATAATTTAATCTTGCAATAGTAGATGCTACTACAGCACTATTTCCATTACCGTCACTTGCAGATAAACCAGCAGAAAATTGTATTGTATTGCCGTCTTCAGCTCCAGCTCTAACCGCAACAGATGTTATTTGATTCTGTGCATTTAAAAATCTTTTTACAATAGTTCTGGTTTCACCAGCATATGATAGCGTATCACCAACATTAAATCCTGTGGTTGGTAATGTGCCAGAAAACTCAAATAATTGAGTCATCCACATTCTAACATACCAGATTTCTGATGGCGCTAATTCGACGGGATTAACTGTTAATTGATCTCCAATTAAATATCCATCTCCACCATCTGTAACAGAGGCATCGGTTACAATACCAACTCCAGTTACTTCAAATTGGAAACCAGAACCAGAACCACCTAGACTAGAATTATTTACGGTCAGAATATCTCCAATTTGATAACCACCATCTGATAATAATATTTGAATTTGGCTTACATTTCCAACGCCATTAATTACATATTGGAATCCAGTAACGCCAGCAATAGTATTTGAAACTGCTGATAAAACGTCACCAGTTTGATATCCAGAACCTTGATTTACAATAGTAACTCCAGTTACAGATACATTAGCACCAGCATTAGTGAGAGTGATATCCGCTCTCATTCCATTTCCTGATCCACCAGTCAAGGAAACGTTTGTGAAAATTTGTGAATTATTGGCGCCAATATTTCCACCAACTCCACCATTTTGGATACTACCAGTAAATGGAGAAACTGTGATATCTGCTGTAGCACCCGTTCCAGAACCTCCAGCTAACGGGACGCTAACATAAGATCCGCCAACATATCCACCACCGCCATTTAAAATATCCCCCTCAATTGCGGTTACGGTTAAACTTGCAGTTAATCCAGTACCAGAACCACCCAATAGTGGAATGGAACTAAAAACACCAGAGCTATATTCGGCACCACCGTTGGTGATTGTAATACCAGAAGCTCCAGTAGGAACAGATGAAATTAGAGTTCTGAAATCTTGTAAAGCAGTTAAATGATCTGAATCAAAACTAGCGACAGATTTTCCCTCTGCTGCAATATACAGAGATTTTCCAGATCCTCTGAAAATACCAACATCATTTGCATTCGTAAAAAATAGTGCTGGCTGTTGAACAGAACCATCACTCATACTGAAAGCACCTTCGCCAACAGATGTTTGAACATTAAAAAGATCTGTGGCGATCTGGTTTATTTTTTGCCTTTGAGTTTCAAAGGTATCTGTTTTAGCAACGAATCTAAGAATTGCTGGCATTTTTGATTAACTCTCGCAGTAAGGCTTTGATTTCAGATACTTCATCCTTCAAGTTATTTATGTCATCAAACACAGTAGTCAGTACCTTAGATTTACGTCTAGATTCAATTGCCGAAGCATCATTATTAATGATTGCTCCAGTACGCATATCACGAATTAAACTATCGTAACCTTGTACTTTGGCGTAATCCATTAGAATGATGCTACCGCACGAATATCTTGAATCTTAGGAACATATGCTGGATCAACAGACTTCATAACAATCTTAACAGCAAATGATGAAAATTCGGGAAGATCCGAAACACTATACTTCAAGTCTTGATATGAAGATTGTTTTTCAACAATACTGGAAATGCTATTCTCGGGAGTAGCAATTTCTGCACTATCTGGTTGTCCATTATTATTGAAGTATATCCAATCAATATCATCCAGATTTTCCTGACTTGATGCTTTCTTGAACTTATAAAGAACTTCAATATTTGAAATATCTTTAGTGTTTGCAGTAAGATGAACATCAATTGAAACACCTGGATTGCCTATTACAATCTCCTTTGTAATATATTTGGCGATTGCAGATCCATTCTTAGAGGTGTTTTCTGGAACAAAATCTATTCCATTTGTATATTCAATATTGCCAATCTCTAATAGATAAGCATCAGAATCTGGTTGATTTGGGTATTTTACATAATCACCAACACGGAAGATATCTGTCAATTGATCATTAACATCCGCATTTCTATTGAAAGCCTCGCTATCAATAATTCTTCCATAAAAATCATTATCAATTGGTTGACTATCAACTCTTAGAGTCAACTGTTGAGTTTTATTGTTCCAAATGACGGACTTTCCAGTAATGATATTATCGTATGTTTGCAGAATGTTTGATGGATTTCTAGCAACAATTGTAGCTGCGTCATCAATTTCTACAAATACCTGAGATGGATTTGTGCTAATCGTAACACTAGTTAATCCTGGTTGATCTCCAAGAGAAACTGTTTCCCCTCTTTGGAATGTTGTGGATGTCTTCACTCGAACCCATACTTTCGATCCTTCAACTCTAGCAATCACACCGACTGCTTTTGATGCAAGACCTTTGATTGGTTGATCATTCTGAATTTCAACACCAGCACCAGCAAGGTTAAATTGATAGATCTGATAGAAAGTAACAATTTGATCTCTTCTTCCAAATCTATCTTCTTTACCGAAAGCATTTTCAATCCTATTGGAAACCGCTTTTACACTACAAGTTGACAAATCGACAACTGGAGATAGGTAAGATACTGATGAAGATAATATCATCTTATAAGATAGTGAGTTATCTAGATTGTTTAAAGTCTCATTAATATCAGAAGCAATTACTTTTTGATTAGAGAAGTAATGTGGTTCATTCAGGAAAGTCTTTTCATATTCTGTTTGTGAATATGAAGTGTAGTTTGTTGTATTTGAGTCTACTGGAATAATATTAGTTGTCTTAACAGAAGTATCAATCTTTGTTGATGTAAATGTTAAGTATTGAACTTGTGGATATAGTGCCTCAAATTTTCTATTATATGAAGCGTATACTTTATTTCCACCGCCAATAATATTACCAGAAGCTTTGATTGGTGAAGTGATGTTGTATCCATCAATTCCAACATTACTTACTTGGAATAATCTTGTGTTAAGTACTTCAGATGTTACACCACCAGTTTCTTTAGCACTTCTAAAGAATACATAAGAATCTCCAGAATCTTCAAAACCATTATCTCTATGGTTAACCTTAATTATTTGATTATTATTGCGGAAAAGTTTTGATGTAGCATTTGTATTTGCCGTGGCATTAGTTTCAAATGGATTATTATCAAGAAGTTCATAACCCAATCCTTCATTCTTAAGAACTAGTTCTGCACTTCTGTCAATAGCAAATTCTGCTCTATACAATCTAAACTTAAGATCTTCAAAGATGTCTTCTGTCCAGTTATCAACATTCTGTGATCTGTAAACAGATCCTAGAGAAGGTTGTGTAGTAATTACTGTGCTGGTAGCAATATCAATCTCACCAAGTCTTGAAGACCACAATTCATAATCAATAGAATCTGTTTCTATTGCTAAAGCATACTCGGTGTTATTCTGAAGATAGATTGGATGTTCAAATGGGAAGTGTGTTGGAACTGTGGATGCCGTAACACCCTCTATATCAACCGCCACGCCCATTCTGACTGCTGGAGTATCTATCTCTACAAAAGTCTGCAACTCGCATCCTCCAGCGCCATTTCCGATGCCTCTGATAACAACGGAAGGTGGTTCAGTATATCCAAATCCATTAAGCGAGATCTCTGCATTATAAATTTTTCCATCGGAAATTTCTACACGAGCACTCGCAACAGATCCACCTGGAAGTTGAGGACTCTCAATAGTAAGAACAGCACTTTCGTAATTGATACCTGGATTTACAACTCTAATTCCAGAAACTTTACCGCTATCTTTTGCAATTGTTAGTTTCAACTGTGAACCATTTGAAGCATTAAATGAATTGACTGAAGGAATTATCAGATCTTCATTTGCTCTAAATGAACGTCCGTTGTGGTTTGACAAGACAACTGTATAGACTTGCTCGTTTGTTAAGCTATATTTTCCAGTAGATGAAGGAACTAGTTCAATTCCATTTTTGTCAATAATTTTTTCAATTGGACCACTAGCAGCAGAACTTGCTCCAGTAACATACTCTCCTTTGGTGACACTAACGTTTCCGTTAGTAAAACACTTCAGTAAAGTAAATGGTGATAGTGTTTTTTCTGTGCCAGGAATAATATTCTTTCCTGGTTTATCTGCATCTATATTAGTCAGATATACTTTAACTGGAATTTGTGTGCTCTTCTTCTGGAAGAAAAGATCAACGCCAGTAACAAACAAACCACCTTCGTAATTTTCAATTTTGAATGTTTGAGCAAGTGGATTTGGTCTTACTGGATTATCTGTATTACTATCAATAAACTGAACACCTTCATTTGCTTTGAAGAATGCTGGTTTTGTCGATACTATTCCAGATGGATTTTCTGGAAGTGTTCCAGTTGCGTAATATTTTACTTCTGCATAAGTATCTGCAGATAATTTATCGGCGTCTGTTGAACTTGAGGTAAATCTAAAAGTTAGAATGCCTGTTGTCACTCTAATTTCTTCTGCTGATGTATCATAATCTACGGTATCTACATCTCCAGTCCATATTGCATTTTCTCTTGGTGGCAAACCAGCTGGTACTAAAATGATGCCACTAGCATTTCCATTTTCATCTGTAGTTACAGAACCATTAAATGCCGATGGAGAATTTCCAGCAATTCCAGTAAATCTCAAATCTGGATTAACCCAACGATTAACATTTCTTCCTTCTAGGAATACGGAAATGTTTGTGTTTGGCTTCATTCTTTTAATAACAAACTTAACAGGAACACTCCTTGCAAAAAACTGTAGAGATGTGGCAACAACATTACCACGAACAGTTTTAGTCTGAACTCCTTTTGCGACCTCATTATTTTGAGGACTAATGTTCGATGAACTTGCTACAGATGCAATATCAACAGTAGAAATTGCTTTCTCCGTGTTATTTTCTCCAAGTGAATTGATAGCGATAAAAGATGAATTTGCTCCAATCCAGTTTACAACAAATGAATTATGTAAACTAGATAGACTTTCTTTTACGTTCTCTTTTGCCAAGAAAATGCTGTATAGATCTGTATTAGTATCAACAATTACTGGTTCAATACTATCATCGTACCACTGATCAATACTTGGCGATATTTGTGCATCGCCAACATATTGAAGAACAACAAATGGATTTGGATTTAAAGTTTTTGAAGCAAAATTGTTGCCAAGTAATTCCAGACTCGTGTATGGCAGAGTTACAATATCTCCAGATTTTTTATATCCAGAAACTACTCTCTGATCTTCTCTGATGTTAACTTCTTTTAGAGTAAATGAATTTTCTTTTGACTGTGGACGAAGAACTGATTGTTGCGTATCAATAGCACACTGATAATCTAGTGATGATAAATTACCAATTCTATGAGCTTCAAAGTTATCTACAAAGAATCCACTCTTGAATCTATCAAAACCAACCTCATCTTTAATTTGCATATTTAATGCTTGCTGCTCAAGAATACTGAGAGTTGTATAGTATTCGAGACGCTCGATGCGCTTCTCCAGTTTACCAATATCTCTCATCGTATATCTACGATTATCAACTGGAGTTACTCGTACATCTTTACTACTTAATGTATACGCTGGAATATAGACATAGAATAGTGGAATTGCATCATCAATAAGATCTGGCTTTGTTGGATTTAGCGAAGAATTTCCTTCCTTAACAATAAAATCTCCTTTCTTGTCAAGGAATACTCCATCTATTCTATCAAGGTACTGAACTTGACTGAATGAAAGGGTATATTCAAGATTGCTATCAGACGCAGGGGAACTTGCAATAACTGCCCCTGGTCCAGAGAATCTTCCATTTGTTACTGAAAGAGATGATGTGTTTTGGAAACCAGCGATAATTGAATTGCTATCAACTTTTGGTCTGAAGTCAATCACATTCTTAAGATTTACAATTCCATGAACAGATGAATCAAATGTTGGAATCTCATCTTCGGTGACTCCAGCTTCATGTAAGTAACTATCAATTACACAGAAATCTCCTTGTGACTGTTCAAAATAATCAAATGCAATAACCAACTGTCCAGATGTTGGATTGTATCCTGGTTTTAGAACAATTCTGGAAATATCATAAACTGTATCTCTCTGTCCATTATCAAAGGTGAATCTATCGGTTACATCTGTTCCAGAAATTAAGTTACCTGCACTATCAATTTCGGGTGGTTGTGCGCTGGTGCCTTCATAAACATATCTGAGTTTGTAAGCATCGGAGTATGAAAGAATTTCGACAATCTCGCTATCATAGTCAGTTCCTCTAAATGGAATAACTCTATCACCAGAAGATGATACTACGATTCTTTTATTCTTGATCGAAGTCTTCAATCTTGGTTTTGCATTCACAACCTCTAGAGTTGCTGTCAGTTTTAGTTTAGGGAACGTTCCATTATTTGGAATAGTTCCAAAATAATCGGAAGGCAAGCGAAGACTGATGCTACCAGAGGTCAATCCACTCGCTGTATCTGTTGCAGAAGAAATAACAATTGCATCTGCTTCGATGTAAATAATGTCACCCTTTTCAATATTGGGTGCATCTCCTGGATCTAGAACTGTAATGACATAATTATTTTCGGAGAATGCAACAAATCTTTGAGTTCCAAATGGAAGTTGAGCTGCAAATGTGATAGTACCACCTGAAGTTGATGCGGTAGTAACGAAATCTCTTCTGAAGAAATATTTGATCTTAGTATCTTCAGATCCTGCTGATATTTGCTTTATTTGCTTACTACCAGTAGGGAATACTAGAGAACCTGAGTTTGCATTTTGAACCTTCGGACGCAATCTTACAATACTTGTTCCAGAAACATCTCCAGGAAGAGCGGTATCTAAGTAAACTCTTGTTTTGTAAACACCTTCTCTTTGAGTGGCATATTGTACAATTGCTCTAACTAGATTATTGTCTGAGTCTGAGAATTGAATAATATCGCCTTGTTGGAGTAAGGTAGTTGCATCTGCGTTAAAACTGGTTGATTCAATAAATGTATAACCTTGAGCACCAAAGAATGTAAATTCTGTAACGGATTTAATTTCTGCAAACTCCTGATTATCTACAACAATATCCGCTGTAAATGTATTAGAATTACCTGATCCATACTGACAACTTACTGCCTTTACATTCTGTGGGTTGTAAGTAGTAACAGTATTTCTGAATAGAACTGGAACAACTGCGGATGCGGAGGCAGGATCACCAGATCCAGATGGATTGACTACAGTAACAGCTGGTGGTTGTGAATACTCTACATTAAATGCATTTCTGTTTTTTATTGTAGCTCTATAAATTCTACCATCACCAGATCTAGAAAGTTCGATAACTGATGGATCGTACTCAACTCCATTAATTAAAAGTTTTGCTCCTTGAGCATAACCAAGTCCCCTATTTTGAACAACGAAGTGAGATATTGTATTATCTTTTGCAATCTTAGTTGTATTGCCCAATTCATCACGAATAGTTTCACCGCTTGTAAATCTACCAGAAAGTGTCTTTACAAATAGAATATTATTGGTTGAATATACGCCAGATGCTGGACCTTCTACGACACCGTATGCACCACTAACTAATCCAAAAATATAACTACCAGGAGCAAATGATCCAGTTTCTACTGGTTTATTTTCTAGAATAATCTTAGTGTAAAATTCTGGATCAAAATATGATAGTCCAAAAATTGAATTATATGAAGGAGTACCATCAGCGAGTCTTCCCTTCGAAATTACGACATCTGTATCTGAGTTAAAACCAGATCCTCTCTTTTGGAGATAGAAGTTATTTGGCTTAACTCTTCCAATTACTGGAGTAATAGTGTCGCTGTAATCAACAATAAATCCAAATTCATTTGCATCCGCTAGAGCATTTGCTGTACTTGTAAATAATTTTCTTTGGAATGAAGAGTCACCCAAATCATATTCACGCATAACAAGCTCGATCTCATCCTTAGGACCGACGATTGTTAGTTCTAAAAACTGAACTGCTTCAGTAGCGTTAATTAACGGTCTATTGATGGTAGCATATGACAAAGATTTTACTGTGCCTAATGCAGTTGGAGCACCACCATCTCCTCTGGTCTTAATATAGTAAAGAGTGCCAAGAAGATTTTCAAACGTACCATCTGTAATTGAACCGATTGGATTTGTGGTACTTGTTACTTGGATAGTGATTGTTTTAATACCATCATTTAAACCAAATGCTTGGCCCCTTCTATCTAATGTTTGTCTATGATCTGTATCTTTTTCTGTATTACTTAGACCAATAGATCCATCATTAAATATTGAATGCAAGTAAATATATGGATATGCTGTTAAATCAGCACCCTCTTTGTTGAGGGGAATGCTTCCATATACGTTAGTTACACTAAAAGTTGGAAGACCTTTTGTTTTTAGTGTGATATTATCACTTGATAAGCTTTCTCTTGCTTTGTTAATCTCAAGATACTTAGTCTCTTTATTAACAATTTCATAACCCTTAATATATGCTTTTCCTGGACCTATAGTTGCTACCATCTTTCTGGTAGCTTCTGATGCAGTTAGTCCATTAAATTTGCCAAAAATATCCTCTGCATAAACTCCTCTATTTCCATTTTTCTGTACATACTCTCTGATGTCAACAGAAAAATTATCAACTACATAATCTCCACTTTCATCAAAAGTTCTTCTGGCAAGAGTTTGTTCTAAAAGATTGTAGTTAGTTGGCGAAACCTTCTTTTGAATAGATCCTTTATATACAGTAAGAATCTGAATAAAGTTTTTGTCAGTTATTTCATTTAAAGAAAATCTTTTTAGGGAAAGGCTAATTTTTAATCTATGAGCACCTGGAGCGGTATAGTTAGAAGATCCAATTGAATTGTCATATAAACTGGCATCTTCTTCTGGAGTAATGATTTCTTCTTTAATATTAAATCCAACCTTTGCAGATGGATTATCATAATATGAATCAATAACTAGTAACTCGGCATTATTTCTGACAAAATAACCATTAACAAAATAGATACCTTCTTCTACCTTTACGGCAGAAGCATAACCCATAGCTGGACTATCTAGAGAAACAAATTCTCCAGTATCTGGATTTTCTACTCTGATACTAGTTGGCAGAACACTTCCGTCAGTTCCAACCACCATTAATGGAGTATTGACGCCATCAATTACTTCTAGTGTTTCTCCTTGTCGGAATTGAGTTTCTGTGTTTGAATCTCCACTAGTTAAATAATTTACATACAAAGTATCTGCAGAAGAATCAGTAGCGACCTTAGTAGCAAGGACTGTTGCAACAACTCCAGAACTAAGACCTCTTAGTTTTAATCCATCTAACTGAGAAATATCATATTTCTTATATACGATATCGTTATTCTCATTTACTGCTACTTCAGAAACAGAAGACAACTTAACATAATCTAGTTTAGTGTTTAGACCAACTTCTCCAGGAACTACAAGATCTCCCTGCTTGAAAGCGTATTTTCCAAAGCTTTCAACTTGATTCTGGAGAATCGATTGTAGTTGAGTTAATTCTCTACTCTGGATAGAGTAACCTGGACGGAATAGAATCTTATAAAAATTCTTATTCGCGTCAAAGTCCTCGTAATAAGGATTTACATTAAGGTTAGTCTTCTGAGGCATCGTACTTCGCCAAACACTAGTATCTAGTCCCTAGTATTTAGTCGAAATAAAAAAAATCCCCTCAGATATCTGAGGGGATTTTGCAAAATATTGAGTTTGAATCAGAACTCAATTACGAGTTTGATATCTTCAATCTGGTCTGGTGCGCGAGTAATTAGACGACGGTTTTCTAGGTAAATGATATCGCCAGAATTATTTGCAATTTCTGTATTTGCTAAACCAGCAACAAAGGTTGAACCTAGAAGTTGACCTGCATATGAAGTTGCAACATTTCCTGAAGCAAACGATAGACCACCCGAAATAGCATTAGATCCGTTGCTTTCAAATGCTCTTACAACACCATTATCGGTGTGTAGATCTGTAGTTTGGATATACTTAAGTACTCCGTTTGTGGTTGAACCTGAATCTAGAGTCCATGAAACAACAGTACCATATGCTGTACCACCAGTTACTGTTTGTGAAATAGTTTCATCTGGAATAAAGTCAGCAGTAGCACCGCTGATCTTTACTGCTTTTAGTCCAGTTAACGTATCTGCAGTAGCAAATGTGGTTGTGCCATAGTTGTATGGATCCTTAATGATGCCAATTCTACGGAAGTCGTTGTCAACAGGGAAATCACCAGAACCTTCTGCATATGTTAGACGAATATTCGTCATAATACGCTTGCCATTAAGCTCTAGTTCGTGATCGGAACCATGTCCTCCTTCTGGAGGAAGAACTACTTCAAGTGCTCCAGTAGCACCAGCAGGAGTTGCAACACCAGTTGTTAGACCAACGTTGCTGAAGAGGTTACCATTTCCTAGAAGAACGTTGGCATAGGTGTAACCAGATCCACGAGCAACAATTTCTGCAGAAGTAATAGATCCGTTTGCATCTGTAGTAAACTTAATCTTACCACCAGTTCCATCACCTTTGATGGATGTGTAGAGAGTTTGTGAAGCAGGCAGATCTTCGCCAGCATCTTCAATTAGAACTACATCGATTGCTCCTGAAACCGCAAGTGCCTCAACGTTTGTTCTTGACAGGTTAGAAGGAAGAACAATAGGCATGAAGTCAGAAGAAAGGAACTTCAGAACATCATCGGTTGGGATGGTGTACATATATTTCCAAATGTAACCAGCTCCAGTTGTTTCTGTATAGAGACCAGTTGCATTATCAAAGTTACCACCCTGAGTTCTTGGTTCTTCGGTAGCATTCTGACCAGAAGCATTTGAAGGAGTTTGTCCGTTATAGAGGCACTTGAAAACTTCGTAATCTGAGTTCATAACATAGAACTTAGCATTAGCGATGCTTTCTTGACCAGTTGCTGTTTGCTTGCCAATTTGACCACCGCCACCTGGAGTGGCAGAGTAGTCGGGCTTCCACATGTCGAACTTGGGATTTGCAACTAGATCCCAGTTGTAACGACGAATAACTGTTCTTGCATAAGAATCGGTAATTCTCTTAGCAGCAATAATTTCGTCGTAAACGCTTAGTTTTTCTGTTTGATTATCTAGAGGAAGTGGTGGAATGTCCTCAGTAGCGTAACGATATACTCCAGTTTTTGCAGTAGCGGCAGTTGTAGTTGAACCACCGTTTGCTGTTTCTAAAAGTGTACTTCCAGTTGGAGGAACTGAATTAATTCCGTTGCTTCCAAAAACGTCGGTTAGGAGGAGGGCACCATCATAAACTTCGGCAACAGTAGCGCGGAATGCTGTAGAACCATAAGTTCCAACAAATACTTCGTTGCCAACTGTAAAGTCAGTTGCTCCTTTTGAATATACTTCTAAGTATGCTTTCCATGCTTGTGGACGACCCACGAAGAAATACATTCTTGAACGTTCGGCGCTAGTATCGGTAGCACCCTCAGTTAGCGATTCCAGGAATTGCTTCGCATTAAAAATTCTAAATTTATCAGAGATAATAGCAGCCATTTGTTTCTCGTTCCGACGTAATTTGTGCCTGAGTTATTTATATTTATGCAGTTATTTAGTT